CCTGTGTCGTCTACGTTCAAGTTTGTGGACATTGCAGGAGCATAGTCCAGCATGCCGGCAGAAGCCAGAGCTGAAGCAACGTCGGATGAGCAAACAATGAAGTTACCCTTACCGCGACGTGTCTCTTTAGCAATTACGTTAGACTCACGCTCGATTTGAAGAATGAGGCCTTTGAACTTCTCAACTGACCAACGGCCATCAGCGTCTGTTTGTACGTTGAAGATACCGTTAACTGCTGTGTTTGTCTGAAGAGCACCTGTCTTAGCTTGCGTGTTGATTGTTCTGATAACTTCACGGTTGATTTCCGCAAGGATTTCAGTTGACAAAATGTTTGCAAGCTCTGTCTCAGCGTCAAGACCATGGATAGCCTTGAGGTCTTGAGCCAGTTCTAAGCTGTACTCAGCTTTCAACGCACGAGATTTGGCTGTTACTGTAGCCTTCTCGATTGTGAAGCCCATCTCACGGAAAGCAGCTGTAGTTGAAGATCCAAGAGCTTCTGCGTTAGCTGTAGACATACCACCAGCAAAGATGCTTGTGGAACGAGCGTCATCAGCCGTCGAGTCTGAGTCGAGGTTGGTGACGTTTAAGCCTGATGGGTTGTCAGAGTCGTGTGTAGCAGAGCTATCACCAGAGAATGTGGTCTCAGCTTCGTTGAAGAGAGCTTCACGGTTGCTGGTGTTACCACCGCCGTAACGTGCCTTCATAGCAAAGATGAGGCCTGTAGGACCAGTCATTGGCTGAACGCCGCAGATGTCATAAGCCATCATGTTTGGAAGTGCACGACGCACAAGCGAAATCAGTACTGGGTCATAGTTGCTAACAGCTGATGTTGCGTTGCCTGGAGGTGTTTGCTCCGAGAGGAAGTTCATTTGTGAACGCTCTTCACGAAGAGCTTTTTCTGTGTTCTCAAGAACGACAGCGGTTACTGCCTTTCTGTGACGATCTGCAATGGACCCAGCAGTCTCTTCATTGAGGACTGGACTCCATTTTTCTACTAAACGATCATAAGATTCCATTTTCGTTTCTCCTAATTACTTGGAAGCTTTTCTGATAGCGTTCAAATATAACGCCATTGTATCAGAAACCTCTTGAGTTTCCTCATCAGTTTCTTCAGATTCGATTATCGATGTTGCGCTCTTCTCTTTCTTGAAGTACGACTCTTTAACGATTGCAACCTTTTCAGCAAAGGCTTCTTCGCTACTGAATTCGATGTCTTTTACAAGAGAAGTAAGTTTCTCGACTTCGGTTTGAGCAAGGTCACGAGATGCTTCACGAATTACTTCGTATCTCTTAAAGAGATCGAGCTCTTCGCTCATTTCGATCATCTTACCGGTTTGCTCGTTGAGTTTACCCTCAAGCTCTTCGACTTGCTCGGCGAGGCCGTCTACTAGATCGACCTTGGACTCTGGAACTTCGATGTAAGACTCTTCGAACAAGTCTTTTAACTTGCCCATGAAGCCTTCAGCGATTTCCGTGCGGAGACCAGTCTGGATAGCCAGCTTGTTCTCTTCCATCCAATTCTCAACAACGTAGTTCAGGTACCCGTCGATCTTGTCAACGAGGTCTTCCTTTGTACGTGCCATCTCTTCGGCTAGCTCTGTCTGATATTGATCTTCTAAGCGATCAATCTCTTCTGAGATCTTGGATTTAACAGCAGCTTCAAAAATGATAGCAGCTTTACCCTTGAACCCATCAGAAAGAGTTGCTTCTGATTCTACGAGAGCATTCAAGTCATCAGAGAAATCGTACTGAGCATCAGCTTCAGCAACAACCTCTTGACCTTCTTCCTCAACGTCAGCGAACCCTTCAGCGTACATAGCCTGAAGCTGCTGTTTGTTCATGGCCTGTAGTTTACCTACCATTCCAGCCATAAGAGCAGCTTTTGTTTTTGGCATTGGATCTTGCTTAGTAGCATTCTTCGCAGTGCCAAGTGCTGGAGGAGCAGCTTTACCTGTAGTTTCACCTGCTTTATCGACAGATGCTACAGACTGAGCCTCAGCATTTTTAGGATCGTGAGCTTGAGCTTCAACAATTTCTGTCTCGTCCTCATCGAGCTCAACATCCTGTTCAATTTGATCAGTCATGTTTGACTCCTATTTTACGATTTTAACAACGAGAGGAAATTCTTGAACTCACGTACCTGAGTCTCATAGAGATCTGCACGTGGAGCTTTTTTAATTTCAGTCTCCATCTTTTCAATTGCCCGAGCCTCAATGATGCCGTTATTCCAGACCCAATCAACACCTTCCATAATCCCATTAACGAAAGCATTAGGAGCTGATGGATCTTGCACGATATCTACCGTGTTAAGAATAAAATCGTCTTTGACGTACATAACACCATTGCGTTGCTCGAGGCTACCCATACCACGAGTCGAGACACCTAATCTTACGCCACCATCGAGTAGACCTTTTACAATCTTCCCGTTAGGAGTATCTAAGATTTGTGCCTTACCCATAACATCATTTCCCTTGAAAGCAAGTTCTGTGATCTTATGGGATACTTTATCCAAATTGACAGTGGGTCCTTCTGGGTGATTTAATTCACCAACCGCTCTGTCCTTGGAAACTTGTTCGGTCACATATTTGTTTACCGCTGACTGCATAACAGCCATCGGATATTCACGACCATTTCTATTTTTTTTATCAGCTTGGGCGAATACGCCTTCGATGACATAATTTTTGCCACCGCCTTCTTTAGCTTCAATGATGACTTCTAAGTCGTTTTCGACGTATTCAGCAATTAACTTCATTTCTTAGCCTTTAGCTGTTTAACAATTCTTTGTGAGGCTTTGATAGCCTGGTTTTTACTCGAAAAAGTGTCATACTTGTCACCGTCGACATACGCCATAAACGAGTTACCTTGCTTATGGATCATAATGCTGACACCCTGGAACTTCTCATCATGGACATGTTCGCCGGGTGGCATTTTGCCTTTTCTTATCTCGGTGAAAGTCTTCATTAGACACCTTTTATAAAATTACGTTTTATTTATACAAATTAAAATTTTAAATCTTCCACATATATTTATTGAGACGATACCCCATTTTATCTAAATGTCGGCTAGATTTATTGTCTATACTATGAACGTAGATAGTATTTGCATAGTGTTTTAGTTTTGCTATGTAATCTTTCACTACCTCTTTGTCCCTCTCCATTTCTATGGGATAAAATCTTATCAATGCCATAGCATCCAGCTTATCCTTTCTATCCCAATTTTTAATTTTAAAATCTTTTCTTTGAATTCGATTGCACATGAAATCTAGTTTTGTTTCAAATGAATCCATTAAAGGTTTGAAAGCATCAGTACGATCAACAGATATGATTTCATCAAATCTATCTCTACCTAACCATGCAAAACCTCCCATACCACATCCGAAATCAATAACAGATTTAACACCATCCTTTTCCATATAGTTCATAACTTTATCATAGTGACTTAATAACCAGTCTACATGAAAGGGACTACAATACTGCACTAAATTTCTATGAAGACCAAGATTTAAATCAACATCGTAATTGTACATAATATAGTTAGTGAAATAATCTGATACCGCATATGAAATGGGATAGTTAATTATCATTCTTTCTCGTCTTCCTCCTCATTACCAAACTCGTATTCTTCGAGGTCTTCATCATCTAAATCAAGCTCTTCATCTGAAAGTTCTATGTCGAAATCTTCATCACCATCTTCTGGCTCATCAGTGAGACCATTATACACCTGATTTGCCATAGAGATTTTAGCTTGATCAAGAGCATCAGATTGTTTCTGCTGAAGCAGTCCATTCATTATATCGTTGGCAGCATTGTAATCAGCTTGATATGCTTTATCGATCATATCTTCAATTTTGCTTCTATTTTCATCGTCCATCAATTATCTCCTAATTTAGTAATTTTAAATAAATCCCTCTGAACAGGATCTTTGATCCTATCTAGTATCGGTTCAACATGAGCTACTGTATTACCTAGCTCGGGGTCCAAAACAGATTTTACTGGGGCATCTTTACCCATCCATCTTGCATGAGGCCTTCCATGTAAACTCTGTGTTCCTTTATTAAAATATCCTAAGTTCCTGTCAACAAACGCCATAGGCCCTTCATTTATGCTTTGGGTTTGTAATTTGACCACCAACTCTCTAGCAAAAGAAGGATTGAATAGAACCGCTTCCATTGCATGCTGTCCAAAGAATTGTACGCATAAATGTGGGTTATATTGGATGGTTTCTGGTTTTTCTAGATATGCGTCATGTTCTAGTATAAGGTATGGCTTATTTGATATCGCACATTCTTTCCATAGATTATACTGGCTATACAGACACGCCTTTTCGGTGTCGGTATGTGGCCCACTTCTTTTATCAGAAAATCGAAGTCCTCTTTGAGAGGATAATGTCTCTGGAGTTACCGCATCATAAAAATGAAAATCAAATCCTTTCCAACTTGGCGAGCAATAGTTAGCGTATGCTTCACTGACGGGGTGGTTCTTGATCCTGATCATTTTGACTATCATCTTGTCCATCATCCCTTGGGTCTTCAACTTCACCTGAGTCTACTTCATCTTTCATTTGGTCTTGCATGTCTTTGATTTCTTCATCAGTTAGCTGCAACACATTCTTCATGACCCATTCTTTTGAAATGTATTCACCAACATAGTTCTGAGCCATATCCATAGTTTGAAGCCTTTCTCTTAAGACTTCAGCATTTTTCATTTCTGTGAAGTGATTATCAATGACATATTCAAAGTGAACGTTTCTAATCCACTCGTTCCAGTCGTCTTCAGTTATGATATTCTTAAGAATTAACTGTGTCTTAAGAGCCTCATAGAACATATGACTGAATCTTTTACGAAGCCTATCGATAAACTTTTGGAACTTCAATTCGTCACGTGTGATTTCACTAGATCTACCAAGAGAGAATTGAGCCTCTTGTTCTAGACGATTGATCGGTACGTTTAATGCTCGATATAGTCTCTTTTGGAAATATACGATATCGTCAATCTGTCCAAGATTTTCACCGCCTGGTAACGTGGTAATCTCAGTACCTCTACCACCTTCACGACGAGGTAACCAGAAATCTTCAAGCATTGACATATGCTTGCGATCATCACGAATATCACCAGTGCTTGCATCATATACCAGCTTATTGCGGTACCGAGTCATGATACCCTTCATGTACTCTTCAGCCTTACCCTTTGGCAAGTTACCAACGTCAATGTAGAAAATCCTACGCTCAGGCGCACGCGCGAGACGATAGATGACTAGTGAGTCTTCCATCATGCGTAATTGATTGAGAGGCTTTAGAGCCTTGTGAAGGTATGATATAATATTTCTTTGAGATTCATTTAAAAGCCCAGACGTGACATAGAGAACTGAATCGCTCGTCATCTTTACGCCTTGGGTCTGTGATCCTGGCTTTTCTTGGTAGACGTAATATTCATCGACCTTTTCAATTAGCTGTGCACCAGTGATAGGATCTTTCTTTCTTTTAATTTCTT